TGACGTGGTTGTGGCAAGTTATCCTAGTTGCATTACCACTGGATATGTAGACGATTTTGATCTGTTATTGGATCACTGCCAGCATCGTAAAATACCCGTACATATAGACGGTGCATGGTTTGGGCAATGCAGGAACTTTGAATTGGATGTGACACACCCTGCTATAGCCAGCGTAAGCGTTAGCCTTAGCAAGGCATTTGGTATGGGTAGCCAACGTATAGGTATACGCTATAGCCGCGAGCATGTTAATGGTCCTATTGCTGTAATGAATGACTTTGAATACTGCAATGTGAGCGACATGTGGATAGGTACTGAGATGATGCGTTATTTTGGTCCAGACTACTGGTGGAACAATTATAGCGACTTATACAGTAAAGTGTGTAAAGACTTTGGTTTAGAAGAAGGCAATAGTATACATGTTGGATTATTAAGAAATTCTACAGATAATCCTGTACAATATGGGATACGCACACCACTGCGCTTTTTAATAGAAGGGGTATTTGATGCTCGTGGAACAGATTTGGGTTTAAATGAGATTGAAAAAGTAGAACGAAGATGACAAAAGGTTGGATATTTCCAGAGGAAATGCAGTTAATAGTTGATCAAATGACGCAGTTTGGTCAGCATGGGTCGTTGTTAGAAATAGGAGAAGCTGACTGTCAGCTGATAGATACTGTAAAGCAACAGTTCCCAGAGTGGTCATATAGAGAAGTTTATGCACCCGACGCTGTAAAAATGTCTAGTCATAAAAAGTATGATATCATTACTATTGGTGTAACAGAAGAACCTGTTGATTGGCATGCATTGTATAAACATGTTAAACAGTTTCTTTCTCATTCTGGTATATTAATTGCACGTAATATACGTCATACCATTCATGCATCTGTTATTAAACAGGCTGTTAAGAATTTGAACTTTTTTAAATTAGATGAAGTCAAACAGTGTGTGGCATTAAAAAACAATGTGATACAGTATGGCAGTAATAATATAGATTTAGACATACTTAAATATCGTGTGGATGCTACGTCAGCACTGGAATCTGCAAATGTTAAAATAAGTGGATCGTTGGGACATAATAAGTTTGTGTCCGTGCCTGCTGACACCAAGACATACTTGTCTGCATATGTTAATAACTATCTTAACATAAAAATGGATTGGAATTTTGAATATTTCAAATCGGGTGAACCTGCAGGATTGCATACCGACTATGTGTCATTGCCCAATACTTGGCGAGTAGTAGACAACAATTTTATTACTCATGATTGTCATATTGTAATAGGTGTCATTATACCGTTGGAATGGACATGCAAGCAACCATATACTGTTAACTATGACTGTGTAAGCGATGTACCACGTAAGCTGATTTATCGCAAAGGTGAAATGCGATATATGGATAACGACGAAGTTTTTAAGTACAGACCGGATGATATGCGAGACTGGTGGTATGATGACGAGGTGTTACGTTATAATCCTGTAAATACTCAGTACTGTAAGGAATATGCATGTTTGAATGTACATAGTGTTTACGAATGGAGATGTAACACTATGATGGTATTTGATACTGCAAGATGGCATAGTTCATCGTGGTTCTTACAGAGCAACGAGTTACCATCAGTATCTACAGAATACAAACAATCTATCATTGGGTTCGGTTCTATAGATGTAGACCGTGGGATAAGTTAACAATGACAGACACATGGTGTGTATTGCCTTGGATACATCAGTGTGTCCGACCAGATAACAGTTTGAAACCCTGTTGCAGATTTCAAAATACCAAAGATGACACACGTATTGACATCGCATTAGATGATCTTGAAGCACAGGGTATTGCAGTAATGAATACTGCCAGCTTAACTATGCTACGTTCAAATATGCTAGCCGGTATTAAATCACCCGGCTGCACAAAATGTTATGATCAAGAGGGTGCCAACAATGCCAGTTCGTTGCGTACATATATCAATAGTAGATTTCCAAATATACAGCAAGCAAACTGCACTGATCAATTTGACAAATTACGTTATATAGAAATGTCTATAGACAATATTTGTAATCTACAATGCAAAATGTGTGATAGCAAATTCAGTACCAAGCTTGTTAATAGAGATAGATTTCTAGGAGAACCAGTTCATAAAAAGCTAGAACCTAATTTTAGAAAATACGATAATACAGACTTGACAGATTTGGAATTGGTTAAGGTATTGGGAGGTGAACCATTTATGACTCCCAACTTTGTAAAATTCATAGACTATCTAATAGACAGAGCAGATCCGTCTAAAATTACAATTGAAATTGCTACAAATGGCACAGTTGTACCATCGCAGGAACTTATACATAAACTCAATAAGTTTCAAACTCTGGACATTCATGTAAGCCTTGACAGCTATAGTAAAGCCAATGATTATCAACGGTACGGTAGCTCGTATTTGGAAATATTTGCCAATACCAAACTCTACAGTGAAATATTTGATAATGTTATAACATCCTTTCACACTGTAGTGTCGTTGTTGACAGCCAATGATTTTGCATCCACAGTTAATACTCTTGTGGTAGACAACGGATATCATATGAGTGTTGACTTTGTAAGATACCCTTATAGCTTGTCACTGTTATATGCACCTGCTGCGTATGTGGACTGGATTTTAGAATGTAATGCTGGTAATCAATGGGCACATACACTCGTAACTAATTTCTTAAAAGTCAACGAATATAATGCTAAACATTGGCAAGATTTTGTATACTATACTAAACAGCTAGACGAATTTTACAACACACGATTAGAAGATTATAATCCTGCGTTGCATAAATTTTTAACATCTCTAGCTAATTAACACTGTATACAGGAGCATAACATGACATTACGACATATGGTAGTTGAAGATGCAATACCATTGGATGTGTGCGAGTATATTAAGAATTTCTTTGATACGCATAATTCATTATATGTGCGCAAACCCAACAACCCTGATGTGATAAAGATCAATTCGCCGTGGACACATTTGGGAGATGTGTTAAATCCTATTTTTTCAAAGTACTTTGTTACTAATAAAGGACAGGGTGGCAATATATACAAACATTCCAATCTTTATACAACACATGTTGATTCTGGCGAGCCGTATCAATTGATAAACTGTTTGTTGCCAATATATCTACACGAACCTGTTGCTCCGCAGCATTTTGTGGTATTTGACCAATGGGTAGATAACGGATTTGGACAAACATGGTATGGTGACAGGGTAGATACCATTGCCAATTACGATTTCGATTTTAACAAAAAAACCAATTTAACACCCTATAACGATCCCAGAGTATATGATAAAACCGACTACGACATAGATCCGGAATTTTACGGCAAATACCTCGCTTATCCACAGCATAAACCCAGTCACTTTAAAGGGTTAACAGGTACTGCATACGAATTCAAACCCGGCAATATGATATTGTTCAATGCCAACAATTTACATTGCACTGGTAAACTTGTAGGTGCATGGAAAATGGGTATGCATATTAATTTTGAAGGTACAGTAGAGCAGTTGCTCATAACGCCTAGTGGGACTGTATAATGGATGTAGCAATGACAGATATTATTATTTGTATAATACCTAAAATAAACCCTGATGCTCCCACTGTTGGACCAGCTGTATTGAAATCGCATTTAATGGATGCAGGTTTTAGTTGCGAAGTGATGGATCTAAATATTAGATTGTATAATAGCTTAAAATCTATCAACAAACATGATTATTATTTTTTTGAGCACGACAGTCTTTTTAGTACACATCATAATGATCTAGATGTAGAACGAAATCTGATTTATTTTAGTCAAGATTTTATAGATTTTTATGAAGAAAATCGTCATATATTCATGGAATGGATAGAAGACTTTAAGATTCGAAATCCAACGTGGATAGGTTTAAGTATTTTATCTATGTACAGTAATTCTGTTGCAATACAACTCAGTATATTAATAAGAGAACATTTACCTAATACTAAAATTGTATGGGGAGGTGCTCAAATAGCAAATGGTATACAGAAATTTAAAGACATAGGTATACTTGATCATTATATTTCCGGCGACGGTGAATTTAGTATAGTTGAATTGTTAAAAGGTAACTTGACATCTAACGGTATAGATTCGTTGAATCCAAATCAAGTTCTCGATTTAAACACAGTAATGCTTCCAAATTACGATGATATCAAATGGGATGAATATAAGACTATAGATTATACCAATCCTGTTTATATAACTGGTAGCAGAGGCTGTGTAAAACGCTGCACATTCTGTAATGTATATCAACTGTGGCCTGAATATAGATTTAGATCAGGTCGTCATATAGCAGACGAAATTATTGCAGTTAGACAACAATATAATCGTCAATTCTTTAAATTTACAGACAGTTTAATAAACGGCAGTATGAAATCTTTTAGATCATTATTAACAGAACTGGCAGACTATCATAAAACTGATAATAATTTCCAATGGGCGAGTCAATGGATAGTTAGATCTAAATCACAATCGCCGGAGACAGATTATCAGTTAATGGCAGATAGTGGTTGTGCAGAGCTTGATATAGGCATTGAGTCTTTTAGCCAACATGTGAGATATCACATGGGTAAAAAATTCACAGACGACGATATGTGGTGGTGTTTTGATATGCTGCGCAAGTACCAGATTAAACATACATTATTAATGATAGTAGGTTACCCTACTGAAACTGAAGATGACCATCAGCATACGTTAAACACTATACGGCGATTGTATAATTTGGGTTATGCAGATGCAACAAACAAAAACGGTGACACATTATTATATTTAAGTTTTGGTAATACATTAATGTTGTCAGACGATCATTTGTTGTGGGATCTTGTAAAAGACGACATAACCAATTTTAAAAATGCATTCGAATGGGATTATAAAGGCAATACACTCGCAGTACGTGCAAGACGTTTTAAAGAAATAAATGAACTTATTCAACAGCTGAATAATAAAACAAATTCTGGATGGATGATTGATAAAGAATTACGTCGCTACGATAATGTGCTAACAGATAAAGATTATAGGACAGAGTTGTGATAGATACTGTAATACCACTCGACCGTCATCATCGCAATATAGCAGTAAGACTATCTGGTGGTCCGGATAGTGCAATTATATATCATGCTATATGTGAATTTTATAAAAACGATGCATCTGTTAACATATATCCATATACTATGGCTAGCCCATTGCGGCCGCATGCAATATGTAAAGCACAAGATGTTATTCGTATAGTAAACAGGTTAACGGGCAGGATGGCTACTCAACACTATACACTGTTCCACGACAGTCATAATGCACAAAACGCATGGGATATCAATTCCTATGAATATACCAAAGGGCAAGAAGATTTAGAAGCTGTTGTGTTTGATGAACTTGAGATTGACGCAAGATATGCAGGTATGTCGGTCAACTGTCCTGAATATGACATGATGCAAATGATAGCAGCTATGTCAGACGATGTAGACAAAATTGCATGTTTAAAATCTTTAGAAACACGCGATATATCTCGCGATGTCGCTACTGCGCCTACTATTTCTAATATAGGCAATACTGCACTGTATTTGCCATTTGCAGAACACGATAAAAGAGTTGTGTATGGCATATATAACGATTATAATGTATTAGACGAGTTGTATCCGTATACTTGGTCTTGCGAAAATGATATGCAAGCACAGTACACAGACCCTGCACATTGTGGTACATGCTATTTTTGTCTAGAACGGTTATATGCATTTGGAAAGTTATAAATTTTCACTAGTTAGTTGGTTTTATGGATAATAAAATAGAATGGAGTCAATACGACTTCACAAAAATACCATTTGATGATATAACACGCTTCGGTCAACGTACACTGTTGTATAGAGATATATTCTGTGTAAGTTGGTTACTTGGACGTTTTTGCAACTACAAATGTAGTTACTGTTGGCCGTATGCTCGTAGCGATACTAAAGATTATAGACCATATGAACTAAATGTGTTAACCGTAGATGAGATTAAGCGTCAAAGCCGCGAACGCAATTTCAACAGTTTTCACTTTAGTTTTAGTGGCGGCGAACCAACAGTTTATCCTGATTATCTTAGATTATTAGAACATTACAGTGCAGATACTGCGAATTGCAATTATCAAAGTGTTCATATGACTAGCAATATTAGTCAAAATCTACTTTGGTTTGAAAAATATGTAAATGTAACACGTGATTTACATAGGGTAAGTGTAACTGCTAGTTGGCATCGTGAGCAAGGTATCAAGCAAGGCGATCTTAAAGGACACACTGAAAAGTTTGCAGACAAGCTGGTATACTTGCAAGAGAATGCTGTGCAAGTAACTGTTAATACAGTGATGGTTCCTGAGTGGTTTGATACACTATACGAAGAAGCAGAATATTTCTTGAGTAGGGGTATAAATGTAACATTGAAGCCTCAAAGCGACCCTACTGCTAGCCGTATAGTAGAAGGGTATACTACTGCGCAATTGTCGGTGCTGCACAACGGTATGCCGCAGCGTGATTTTACCTCTGTAAAAAGTATTGTAACTCGTCCTAAGCCGAACGTTGGTATGCAAATGATGAGCATAACTAACGGGGATGATGCCACGGTTCCGCAAATTATGCAAGTAGAGTTTGAAGATAATACTGGCAAAAAATGGTATATGGATCAAGCAGAACGATTTAATGCTTTTAATTTTAATCAATTTAAAGGGTGGAATTGCGAAAGCGGTTATAGAAGTATTATAATACGGGAACCGGATGGTGCTATTAAACGCAGCTATAGCTGTAGTGATAAACCGTTGGGTTATATAGAAACTGGTTTTAAACTGTTTGACAGACCAATGCCATGCATATCCAATGCATGTGTTAGTTCTGCCGATAGTAAAATACCTAAAAGCAGGTCAATATGAAATCTTATAATATAACAGATACAGTTGAATTTAATGTTTATCCTGGTAAAATAGGTATATGTGTCAGTGGCGGTGTAGATAGTGCGCTTATGTTATATTTTGCATTGAAATATTCTACTTCTACAATTCACATATTTTCATCAGCAAATCAACAGAAATGGTTGAGAAATATGCATGCAGCTCTAAACGTTATTAGCAAGTGTGCAGAACTGACTGGCAATTACAATTTTGTTCATCATATTAAATATGAAGTGTCACAGACAAAAGAAAATCTATTCATTTTACCTTTGCAATACCTTGCAGATAACACACTATCAACCATATACACGGGCGTTACTAAAAATCCACCAGTTGATGTGATAGATACGTTTACATTAGAAAATACAGAAAACGTTGAACGCGATCCTGCTGTTGTGCGACCTGTTAAAATAGGCAACTTGTATATACCTTGGACTAACTTAGATAAACAAGATTTGTATTTTATATATAAGCAACATAATTTGTTGGATACATTGTATCCTATAACTAGAAGTTGCGAATGGATCAATCACGAATGGCCTGATCCCGGTAATGGGCATTGCGGAAAGTGTTGGTGGTGTGAAGAACGACTGTGGGGATTTGGAAAACTTTAATATGACACTTAGATATGCTATTACTGGCCACAAGTTAGATAGAATACATATAGTATGACAATAACAGTTTTAACAATAAACCATTTGCCATTATTAGCGACTTTTTGTGCCGAATGTAACAAGCTAGGTTGGAAAAATAACAGATCTATTTCTGAAATGAAATTTGACGAAGTATATTCCAACGGTGGTGCATATTTAGGTATAATTGAACACAATACATTAATTTCAGTTGCAGGATATACTACATTTCCGGAAATACATGCAGGAGCATATAAGATATTTTATCGTAGTGCAACCTTACCTGGTAAAGTAGTAAATACAGGATTGCATCGCGGCACTGGACCTAGGGGTAGAATGTATATTGATAGCTTTATTAAATTATGCCCGAGTGAGGAATTATATGTTACTACCAATATAGAAAATACTTCATATCGTAACATATTACGTTATAATCGATCACTTGAATTAGAATCCAAATTACCAGATGCGTACATTCATAAAGTTTGCGAAATGACGTTGTTTAATACATTGCAAGCTGTTTGGAAATTGGATATACCGGCATATAAAAAACGGACTCAAAATGATAACGTCTGATCACATAAAAGAATTAAAATCTATTACATATGACAGGTCTGCACTAGAACAGTTTTATTATAGCATAGAATACAAAGCAATTAGTTATATAGAACGTCATACCTCATATATAGAGCATGGTGCAGAACACAGCCCATATTTTAGATGTATTTGCTCAAAGTGTTTGCCAAACGGCAAACATGAACATTCCGGCGATAAACACAAATTTATTAGACATTTAGAAAGATTTGATAATCCAGAAATTAATAGTCTAATAAAAGAATTGGAATACATCACTAAAACAGATGTACCTAATTTTCCTGTAATGTGGATATATGGGCCTGGATTTGAATTACCGCCCCATAAAGACTTTGCTAGGTCTTGCAGTATTATGGTTCCTATATTGCCAGCAGAGGGCGGGGCAACTGTGCATTTATATAACAATGATTTGCCAATAGTTGATAAAGGTGCGTATAAAACAGTTGAACACAATGACAACTATTTGTTGGGAACACACATTTATAGCACAGCACACCCGACTGTACTAAATGCAAGCAAGGTAATTCATGGAGTTAGAAATTCAGATATAGTTAGAGTTTTTATTAATTTTAGCGGTTATTGCGATTGGGGATCAATCATTTAAGTTGGGTGGGCTAAAAACATCATAGGTTCTAAGTATATGTCTACGTATTTTTCCAGTAGCAGTTTTAGGTAGGGTTGTAACAAAGTCTACCCAATACGGATAATGATTCGCTGGCAATTCACTCATACATTTTCGTTTAATGCTATTCTTGGTTGCTATTGTGGCATTATTGGGATCTGTCAAAACAACAAATGCTTTTGGTTTTAATAATCCTGATAGATTTGTACCTATAACTACACCTGCTTCTAACACTCCATCGTGTTCTATAATTTTAGCTTCAATTTCAGCGGGTGACACCCAAACACCACCAACTTTTAACATATCGTTTGATCTGCCTTGATAGTAATATTTCTCTCCTCGTTTAATATACATATCACCAGTTTTTAACCAATCAATGCCAATAGTACTGATACTATCTCCGAATATGTATAGATCGCCTATGTCGCCGTCTACTGTTAGCATATTAGTGATTGGATCTAGTATTTTTGCAGTATAGCCAGGAACAATTTGTCCGGAGCAATTGTGTTCGAACATATCTTTTGTATTAGATATAAAAATATGAAGAGCTTCGGTGCTACCTATACCGTCAAGTATTATAGTATTGGTAAGTTGCATCCATTCATCTAGTAGTTTTCCAGGCAACGGCTCTCCAGCTGAGACACACAGCTTTAATGACGACGTGTCGTAGCTATTTGCTTTTATTGATTTAATTTGTTGTGCATATATAGATGGTACACCAAAATATATAGTTGGGCGGTATTTTTCAATAGTGTCTAATACAATCTTAGCACTAGACGTCTCTGAAATTAACACAGTAGATGCACCAAAATAAAATGGAAATGACATGCTATTTCCAAATCCATATGCAAAAAACAATTTTGCAGCACTATACAAAATATCATCGTCTGATATGTTTAATATATTTGCCGCATAATTTTTGCATGTTACGGCAATGTCTTTATGTTTATGCGATATTTCTTTTAAGTATCCTGTGGTACCAGACGAATACATAATAACACATATATCATCCTTGGTAGTAGTTGCAGCAGCAAAATCTGTTAAATCAGTTGCTTCGCTATCAAACTTGCCAATGTTTGTGTCGTTAAATTCGTAAACCGGATTGCTAGTATTGTGTATGGAATCATATTCTTTTTTTGTTAGCATGGTATTAACTAGTACAGGAACGATACCAGACTTAACTGCACCCCAAAACATGTAAATGTATTCAGGTCTGTCAGACATATTAATAAGTATTTTATCGCCAATATTAAATTGCAACTTAATTGCATTTGCATACCTGCAAACGTTTGTATACAACTCGTCGTATGACACTGTTGTATCTTTGTAATATATGGCAATTTTATTATTGCGACGTATAAAATCTGTTACTGCATTATACATCATTTTTTAATACCTTCTTTTTTATATTGTTCGCACAGCTCATTAAAATTATTATCGTGTTCTAACTCTAAATCTAAATAATTCATGTTTGCAATATTATTTTTTTCTGATCGTATTACGCAAACTTTTAAATCGTCTTGTTGTATGAAATTTGCATTAGTATACAGACCAATGAATGCCCACATAACATGTGGTATGTATGTGGCCTCTGTTACTACGTGATGCAGCGGTTCTAATATTTTAATATCTTTATTCAATAGGTTATGATATTTTTCTTTTAAATTATATGAATATGTTGCCCAATCATTATATGTGCTTATAAACATATAATCTTGCATTACAGGCAACCCCTGACGTACTTGTACCCATGGTGTGAATATTGTGGGATTGTTACCGTTCCAGTATAGTGCTTTGTCATAGCCTCTGTGAAATTTTGATGTATGGCTGTTTTTAAAATCTAATATAAATGGTATGGCTTTATCAAGACTGTCTTCATAAATTATAGTGTCATATCTCATCACAATAACTATGTCATATTGTTTTTTAGATTTAACAAGTAGTTCGTTTGCCTTTATAACACTTAATATATGATCCCGACGATCGTTCCATAGAAAGAAATTAGCTATAGGGCTGTTAGAATTTTTAATTGTTTCAAACTCTGGTATATCAACTGAATACGGTGTTAATAAAAAGTCTGTAAAATTCCAGCATTTGAAATATTCATAATTTATTACTTTGTTGTCGGCATTATAGTATCTAGTTTTGCCAATATGATCGTGTGCGTCCCAAGAATGCCCATAATAATCAATTGTTGCATTTTTGGGCATTGATTTGATATGCCACCACTCTGATCCTTCTTTTACAAATCTGGGACTGCCAGACAATAACACTGCGATTCTAACATTGATCATTTAAAAATTCCGTAATGCATAGTCTTGCTTTTTCGGTGTGTTTTACATAAAGCCTGCCGTTATTTCTTCTAAAATCTTTGTATTTGTGATCAATTGAAGTTGCAAGCCACACGCTATTACTAGGGGTTAGCATATGTGCAGCACATACCTCTGTTTGTAGTTTCCAAAATTTGTTATATACATAGTCTACTGGAAACGACTGTATAACTGACTCGGCTATAGTATGTGCATAATAATTGTAATAGTTTGATTTGATATGCAGTCGTTGCAATTTAACATCTACTTTTCTAGTAAAATACCAGCCAGTCCTTACATTTTTAAGACCAAACGGTTTACTCAAACTGAAAAATACTTTTTCTACATTTTTGCCTATGTCTATCTTTTGTATAGCAGTTGTGCCAACATATGCAATATCTAACGCAACTGGTATGTCTTGTGGGATTTCTCTAAAATTTCCATCTATAGAACTGGGTATCGATACGTATTTTATAGCACCATTACTAAAATCGCCGTCTACCCATTCGTAATCACCCAGATCTTTGTATATTGCTCTTGTTTCGTTGCCCATCCAATAGTTAAGACCTTCTGATATTCCGTTAATAGGGTAAACCCAAAAATCAGATAAATCTATGACAGGTTTAAGCCACTCTTTAATTGTAGTGGTATATGGTGTATCATTTGACAGTATATTTAAATTAATACTGCTTATAACTGATGCGACTTCAGGTAAAACTGGTGCCTTAACTTGTTTTGTAAATTGTGCCATTATAGAAAATCTCCAGTTGTGCCCTGTGCCCGCACCAAACGGGTAAATCGAATTCATAGTAATTGTGTTTATAACTCAAATAATAGTCTAATGGCATAGCTTTTAACTTATTTGTTTCTGCTATATATGTTTGATCTTGTAAAATTTCTTGTATTATTACTATTCTAGGATTATAGAGTTTGCATAGTTTTTCAAATCCAACAATGTGATTTACATTATAACTTAGCGTGCCTACAAACATCAAGCAGTCTACCTCGAACTCAACTGTTATGTCGTCGTCCCATGTACAATGTCTAAATTCGAAATTTGTTCTATGCTTATAACGTCTGTTCGCTCGTTTTATCATACGATGCTCTGCATCAAACCCCAAATAATTGTCTAATATTAGACGTTCAGTAAATTTACCATCGCCGCAGCCCACATCAACTATGTTTTTACAGTTGTTTCGTTCTATGATTTTTAAAATGTTTTCTTTTAAAGGTTCTGCCTGTGGACAATCTAAATAATCTATAAGAGATGGAGTTGATAAATCAATCTCTCCTAAAAACTTTTGTCCTTTCCAATTGGGCCATGGTACGTCAAATGACATTAATTTACTTTCAATATTAATGCTGCTCCCGTGTCGCCGCCGGCTGCACCAGTTACTAATACATAACCGCCACCTTTGTTGATGCATTCTTCTATGCCTTCAATAGCAAGCCGGCCGAGTACAGGGCTTTGTGGATGTCCGTACACTAACGGACTGCCATAGTTATTCATATTGTAAACATCGTTTCCAAAATAATTAGCAAATGCAATATCGTTAACTACAAATGCATTATGTTGATTGATAACAGTCATATCGCTGATAGAAAGATTTGCTTTTTTTAATGCCATGGATGTTGCAGTTATAGAGGCTAACGGCATAAACGATGTATCGCACCTGGAATATCCATATGACAATATTTGTATTTTTATATCGCTAAACAACATGGCAGTATTAATGTCTGTTACTATGATTCCGCAATGACCGTCGGCTGGATATGTTACATTGCCCAATGTATGAACACTATTTGGATTTATTGATTTTAATCGTGTGAGTCTTTTAATATCTACTTGTTTTACACCCTGATCATTGACAACATCGGCAGTTTTGAACATGTAAGGTTTTTCTACAATAGTGTTATATTGTGCGTATCGATGTGCTGTTACGTCGTCTAGTTGTTGTCTGCTTATATTGTTAAATGTAACAACATTTTCAGCAGTTTGTAACATGGAGGTTTTGCCCCACGGATCATATTCAAAATTATCATTCACCCAATCTTCGGTTATATCGTACTCCGGCCAATTTATGATAGGACCATTAGAGGTTCTGTCTGATACTAGGCAGTATGTTGTCCTGCACAACCCCAATTCAGTATTTGCAGCAGCTTGATATAGAGCAGTCGCAGCAGTGGTACATGCTTGGCTTAACATAGCCCCTGTAGTATGCGATGCGCCTATTAGTGCAGCGGCCCATGGCCCTGCCCAAAATCCTCTGTGTTGATGCACAGACGTTCCATATAGCACAAAATCAATAATGGATGGGTCAATTTTATTATGACCCATCCATTCTTTTGTAGTAGTTGCACTGAGCTCTATCGAGTTATAATCTTTAAAACTTTTTCCATATCTAACAAACGGCGAAGTATAGTAACCTCTATATGGAATATATGCTTTTGAAAACATTATTCTGGGTTTCTTTCTTCCTGTCCGGTAACTACCCTACGTAATTTAAAATTTTTCACATAATTTATCATAACTTTATCTGGGATGTCAGCCAACAAGAATGGAAAAATTCCATGTATTATTGCTAATACCAGCATTATAGAAAATATAACGGTAGAATATGCACACCATTTAAGATGTTGCCAATATGATTCACCGACATTCGATAGATGATACACGTCTATTATTTTCATATTATTCTTGCCAGTTAGTTGATATAAGTGGATTGATACCTTTGTCTTGAAAATCATCATACATCTTTTTCTTAAGCTGATGTTCTGAATATGTTTTCATACCATCTGGTATATAGGTGTTAATATATCTGCTTAGTTCATCTATGTAGTGGTGTGCAGGTTGAATAGTTTGCGTACTTGTAACGAACTGTCCACGTCTCCAGCATAATGCCGAATTGTGTGATCCAAATTCAACAGTTGCAACCCATAGCTTAGGTTTGATATAATACATCAAGCAGCATTGATTGCACTTCAACTTTGGATTGTTCAAGTGATTGCCTGCACCGTCTGACGGGTTTATACCATCGCGAATCCATTTGATTGGATCATTTGCCTCTGGAATAATTGTCTTAATGTAGTTGTTGAGTTCAACTCCGGTATAAGATGTGTGATCATCTTCATTTTCATACAATCCTTCTACATAACGCCCTTGCTTTGCAGCACACCGGAATCGTATATTGGTGATAACACCCGGCGGCAAGCTATTAGCTTTGTCATAGAACTCTTGTACAACACCCTCATTTAAATTTTTAATAATGATTGCATTAATACAAATACGTTTAAATCCGGCTTCAATGAGATTTTCAAGTCCTTGTACCTTTTTCTTGCGGTGACTAATATCATGATCAATCGTTTCGTACCAATCGTCTCTCACAAATCCACCGTTAAGGGAAACCGATAAATTTACTAATTTAGGGTCTGCACAGTTATCAATGGTATTTTTTAAATCTTTTACAAAGTTTTTATTTGAAAGACGTATTCCGTTGGTAACAATAGCAAGCTGATGTCCATATTTTGTACCGATTTCAATTGCTTTGTGTAAATTTTTATAAAGGGTCGGTTCAGCACCCACAAATCGCATGTTTACCGGGCGTGGCAATCTTCGACACAAGTCTTCAAAAATATCAATAGGCATGTCTTTGTAATGCCTGATAGGAGTATCGCAAAATCCACATTCCATATTGCACTTGTATGTCATATCTAAATAAAGAAACGAAAACGGATTCTTTTCAATATCATAATTTGGAACATTATGAAAAATAGGTGGACGGTCCGGTAGAAGTGTTATATTGTCGTTCTCAGGAACACCTGTCATTGGCACGTTCATGCCTGGTAATTTTGCCTGAACTCGTGCAATTGGATCTAAATTCTTTTTTAGGTCTGATGTCATGAAAAGTCTGCCTTACATGTTTCAATATAAACAAGTATATGTGCCACTTGAAACTACGTCAATATATGAACAAGTATATGTACTGTTTAAAACTATGTCGCGTTGACGGTAATTTGAATAATGACATCGATGAATTCTGCGCTGTATACTATAAAAGTTAGTACGTTATAAACACGTTGCTTACAAATATATGTAATGTTTTATGTTCTATAACAAGGATTTTAAAATGATAATTATGACAGAGATGCCCGTATGTCAGTTGCATAATAACACTACATTGGTGCATCAACAATTGAAATTTGGTAGATTATAACATGACAACATATGCTATTACAGGACACACTTATGGTATAGGCGCTGCGCTATATGATAAGCTATCGCCTAATGCCATTGGTTTTAGCAAATCCACTGGATACGATATATCGCTACGCAGTATTCGTAAACAAATAATACAAGAGGTATACAACTGCGACGTGTTTATTAACAATGCGCCGGCAGGCTTCGGGCAGTCTGAGATGTGTCTAGAATTGTGGCATGCATGGAGAGACCAGCATAAAGTAATTATTAATGTCGGTAGCAGAATTGCAGAAAATAACATTGTGCTAGATTACAATCGTTCGCATTTATTAGAATATAGCATGCATAAACGTGCATTGCGTACATTATCAGACGATCTGTCTCGTATTACAACTGCTGTTCAAGTTAAATACAAATGGTTTGGATATGTAGGAACTCCTAAAATATTAGCAAAATATACACAATTTACCGAAAGTGATTACATATCTATTAACGACGCAGTGGAGATAATTTTAAGTGACTAATTTTAGTAAATTAACAGGCTTGCCTATTTACGATTTGTATAGTGAATTAAATTCAATGCTGCATAATAATGCAATTAAGTGGAGTAATGACAATCAAATTTGTCTTAATACTACAGTAGATGCACCCGACGATTTTTTAAAAGGCTGCGGCAGTTTAACACATGATTGGTCTGCATCTAAACAAATTATAGATCAGTTTGGTAATGAGCGTATAGAAGTCAAAAAATATGACACCCCTTATACTGAATCTGATTTCTCTACAATGTGTTCTCAATTTAAACATACGTTATTTGAACATGTATATAATGAACTTGCTAAACGTTATAAATTAGGCAGAGTTCGCATTATGAAATCCAAACCTAAAACTTGTCTGAGTTGGCATACAGACGCTAATATACGTATACATTATCCAATTAAAACCCAAGAAGGTTGTTTTATGATAATTGAAAATGAAGTACAACATTTGACTGCATCTACATGGTGGGAAACAAACACACTACCATTGCATACCGCTGTAAATGCTAGTAAAGAAGATCGTATACATCTGGTAGCAGTGGTACTGTATAATCATAATATTTAACTTCAACACACCTGTAGTTTTATAAAGACGTCGTTGATATAAATACTAATGCAAAGAAGGAGATTTATTCCATGGCATTTCAGCCCACACTAAGCAAGTTTGGCGTACCTATAGTACCTGGTACTAGTGGCCTTGGTATATTAATGCCTAAGCTGAAATATCGCTTTAGAGTTAGTATGCAAAGTTTTGGCCCGACAGGTGCTGCTATCGAACTAACAAGACAAGTATCAGAATGCGGTAGACCGTCAATCACATCGACTCCCACCAAAGTTCACAGTTATAACAACATTATGTATATGTCCGGTAAACCTGAATGGGATTCCATTGAACTTAAATTGCGCGATGATGTAAACAGCAGTGCTAGTAGACTAGTGGCGACTCAATTACAAAAACAAATGAACCACTTTGATCAAACCAGTGCGCTTGCAGGTATTAACTACAAATTTACCACACAGATTGAAACTCTTGATGGTAGCAATAGCGGTGTATTAGAAAATTGGTATTTAGAAGGTTGTTTCTTAGAAAAAGTAGGATATGACAGCTTTAACTATGAAAACAGCGATAGTATGATGATTACCATGACTATTCGTTATGACAACGCAACACAGGACAATACCATTATGCCTCAGACTGCGCCTAACACAGGTGTTGGTATACAAGTAGGCTAATATACTTTACTAAAATACAGATTTAAAAAAGCTGCCTTTCGGGCAGCTTTTTTATTTGTATAAATATTTTCATGGCTCAATCACAAATTACCACATTCCGTAATAAACAATATGCAGACTGGTTATTCGGGGCTCAAAGCCCAGGCCAGTACATGTATGCTGTTCCACGTTATCAGTGGATGTACTATGCTAATTTTGTAGTTAATAGCCAAGCAGCAATCATATACCCGTGGCTACGTGCATTGGGAGGTGTTGATGGCATTAGTTTTAAAATTAAAAAGATAGATAAACCCAACGTTGAATTAAAAACCAAGACGTTGAATCAATACAATCGTAAACGAGTAATATATACCAATACTGATTACAGGCCTGTCAATGTTACACTATGGGATACAGTTGATAACAAACCATTAGATATGTGGCGTCAATATTTCACTTATTATTTCGGTGATGGTAGACAAAAAACTCCGTATACAATGTCGCAAAGCACGGTTTCTCCTACATTCAGCGATGATACAGGATGGGGTCTTAGACCATTAACAGAAGAAGTTAATTTCTTTACAAGGTTGGATGTTTATGCAATATTTGGTAAACGATATACTAGGGTAAGTTATCTTAATCCTAAAATTACATCTGTTAATTTTAAATCATATCAAAGTGACGGCGAGCAACTTTCTGATATTGATATGCAAATTGCATACGAAACAATAAATTATGATCCAAGTGCAATAATAACGCCTGCCATTGCTGCACAATTTGGATTTGATGTGGGCCCGCCGGCAGTGGAACCGGATGTGGGAACATCCGGAGTTATACAAGATTCATTAAACGGCATAGTAGACAATGTACTAAGCCAGTTTATTGCCGGGCAGCAATCGCCTGGTAGTATATTGGGTACGGCTGCAAGTGCTATTGCTAATTTTGGATTGTCTCAAGTAAGTTATAACGCATTTACTCGTACAGGCGGCGGCATACAAAATGGACTGGGTACCACACTTGGTACCCCTAGTGCAATTACGTATAGCAATGCATCAGATGCATTTGACAATGTATATTCAACAAATTCGTTAAGCTCGTCTTATAGTGACAATATAGTAGGTCAAGTGCTCGGTAATGTGTTATCTGGACTGCCATTTGGCAAATTGCCTAAAACTACAACTGCTATAGCTGAATCGTTTTTATCTAGCTTTAGTGTGGTTAATAATCCTAATAACAGCACATTGGGGTCGTTCGGCAGTCACAACTTTGGCGGTGGTGGATTACAAACACCACCAGTTAGAGGTATTACATTTGGTAATAGCGGCAACAGTGGCGGTGCTGGTGCACCGTATACACCACAGGGAACATATTAATGGCTGTTAATAAAGATATAATACTAAACAGCATACGTAAACAACTGGCACTCAACAGTGGCCAGTTACAAGTTGTAAATCGTAGCGGTAACTGGCAATTTGCCAACGGTGCAGGCAATCCAATATCTGCAACAAATGATGCAACTAACTATGGTTTATCACAAGCACCTGCACGCTATGTAGCAGGTATGCAATCACAGACTTACAATCTTGCTAAAGGTCTATTTGGCGGGCAAGGTGTGCCAGACGAACTAATAGAAGTATTAGCGAACCTTGCAACATATTATGCAAATCAAACAGGACAGCCTATACAGAATCTATTTAAACAGGGAATATTGTTAAACGACTTTCTTTACACAATAAACAGTGTACGAGATCCCAGTAGTCAAATAGGTTACGTTGGTTTAAATCTCAGTCCAAACTGGAGTAATAATCCCACACTTGGTCCTACTATTATCGCAGCAATGGGTGTATGATATGGCAAAATACAGTCAGGGATTATTTGTTCCAAAAAACCCAGCCAAGCTAGTAGGTAATTCAAAACCCACATTCAGATCCAGTTGGGAATTAACAGTTATGAACTTCTTGGATACTCATCCTAGTGTATTGCAATGGGCAAGCGAAAGTATAAGCATACCTTATGTTAATCCTTTAACAGGTGAGCAACGTAGATATATACCAGACTTTATGGTGCTGTATCAAGACAAAAACGGGCAGCGTAGAGCAGAAATTGTAGAAGTTAAACCAAT